GGGTAACTACGCAATTAATATAAATTAACTGGAGAGAAAAATGAAAAAAATGATTTATAGATCCAGAAGAAATATTCTTCTAAACAATGTTCTTTGGGGAACTGCTTTTGTAATTTCCTATTTAGGCATGATAATTCTTGCCTTTTATCAATTTTAAAAAAGGAGAAAAAAATGTTACAGAAAGACAACACGATAAAGGTAGCTAAATTAAATGGCACAGTTAAAGAGTGCTTTAACGCAAGGCCATTTCTTTTCAATACTTATCTTGTAGAACAAGACCTAGCTAAAACCAGAGTGCCAAACATAGGTAAAGCTGTGAATGATTTACATAGAGCCTTATGTGCTTGTGATTTAGAAAACAGGGCGAAATTCTTTAAGAACTTTCCTACTGTGCAAAGACTATTAAATACTTTTGGCACAGAAGAAGAAGTAACTAATAATTTTTAGGAGAAAAAAATGAGGTATATAAAACCTTTTCTCGCAGGGGAGAAAATAAAAAAAATCCCTGTTCAAAGTATAGTTAGTTGGGGCCGTAACGATAGGGGTTACACAGCTATTTATACTACCTTAAGGCCAAAACCCTTTTTGGCTACAGCTAGTGCTGATGAAATAGCACAAGAAATGCACGGGGGGTATCAACATGGTAGGTAAAAAAACTAAAGATGCGATGGCTTCCTGTTCCATCCTTCCTGGTATAGCGGGTGTATCCCCTTATGAGAATGCTAGTAAGGCTATGACATTAAGTAGATGTATTAGGGCTAAAAATGGAGAGGATGTTAGGGGAGATCAAAACCAATTAATGTTTATGGGAGATCTCTTAGAAAATACTCTTTTAGAGCATACTGTGTCCAAATTGAGGTTAGTCAATGCCGACTATGATGTGGATTATGCCATACGGCACGATGATTTACCCCTGGAAGGCTCAATGGATGCCATAGCCTATGCGGGTGAGAAACATCGCATAGAACATGATCCAGGGGCGGGCATATTCGTCATGGGATCTAACATGGCAGAAATGTCGGGTGAGGTTGTTTTGGAATGTAAAGTAACCAGGGATTATCCAGAAGATGAACCGCCACCCTGGCGAGGTGTAATGCAGCTACAGGGCTTGATGGACATTAAAAAGGCTCAATGGGGTGTTTTATGTATTCTTTATCAATCTACTACTTTTCGGATATTTATTTACCATCGTAACGAAGTCCAGGTAAAAGAAATTCATAAGTTAGTTAAGGATTTTGATAGACGCATCCAGGAAGAAGATCCATACCCACCCGTTAATCCAGATGAAGCACTAACGATTTGGCAACAGGCAGATGAAGATGCTGAACCCATAGAATTAGAAGAAGAAGCAAAAGATCAAATAGATCTAATTGAGTTATCTTCTGAAAAATCTACCTATTGGAATGAAGTCAAAAAAGAAGCTACTGCTAATTTGATGGCTATGCTTAAAGAGAAAGAAAAGGGGGTATATCTGGATCCTAATAGTGGTAATCAATTTGAAGTTACTTGGCCCACCAGACATTATGCGGCTAAAGAACAAAAAATTACCCCTGCAAAAGACGGCTATAGCATTCGACTTAAAAGTTTAAAGATAAGGGAAATTAAAAATGAAGATCCTGAATAAATTACCCACGCAGGTTAGTATGTATCAAAAATACATAGATGCTTTAAAGCCTGGTCAAAGCATAGCAGGATTGGACAAAAAAACTGCCGAAGGTGTTAGACAGCTTTTATATAAACAAGGCTATAAGGCTACCTGTATTAAACAGTTAGACGAAACTTATACAGTAGGAAGAAGGAAGTAGGGTAAGGGGCCAACGCATTATTTTAGTATATTTATTTCTTGGAGAGAAAAAGGTTGGCCCCTAAATATATTTTTTACCCTAAGTGCCATTAATAAAAAGTCAATCTTCAATCTTTTTTAAAATAGGGGCATTATGCAATTCCGCTAATGTTTCCTGTAATGAATTAAATTCTTCTTGTCTAGTTGGCGCTTTCTCAAAAGTGTAATGTCTTTGATTGCCTGTATTCGGTCTAAATAAACAGATCTTCTCTGGATAGAATACCAGGGCAAAAATATCACTCCTGGATTTGTAGTATTGTTCTGATCTTTGGGGCCTTAAAGCATGGAAGCGATAGCGCATCCCGCTTTTAGTCTTTGATTGATTTACTGTCTTAACCTGTACTTTATATAATCGGTTGTTGTGGTCTAAAATTAAGTCATACGGGGTCGTATGATTGGCCACCAGGACAAAATCACACCACTCTAATAAGACAGTAGCGACATAAGACTCTCCCAGGCTGCCTAATCTGCTGTTGTGCGATAGCCCTTTTTTAGTTTCGTTAGCCATGGATCCTTCCCTGTTGTTTCAAGCAAATGTGCGTTGTAAACGGCTCTATTTCCTACCTGTTCTGCGTATCTTGAATTAAGAATTTGATTTGCTGCTTCAATCCAATCTTTTTCTTCAATCGCTTTCAACATTTTCTTAAAAGAAAGTAGTCCTGGTAATCCTAAATTGAAGCACATATCAGCTATTACTAATTTAACCTTTTCTGGCGCATCTTCATACCAGGGAAAAGTATTATGTAATTCTTTGAACACATTTTCTAAATCATTCCCCAAAAGAAATAATGCTTCGTCTACCGAGATGCCGTTATCTTCTAAATTCCTACCAACACCGATGGTTAATTTGCCACTCGTACAATGATAGGGGGATGTAATAAGACCCTCAAATTTAATTAGATGGGTCTTTAGTTCGTCTAACATTATCTGCGAAACTTACTTTTAAGGAACTCTATTGCATCATCCACTCGGTCATAGAACTTATAATAAATAAATATTCCTATGACAAATCCGAGCAGAATTAAAAAAAAGTTTTCCATTTTATTTCCTCGCTATTACTAAAATCATTAAAAATAAGACTAAAAAAAAATTATTGCTTCAATCACTTTCTATCTACACCTTTAAATTTTTCATAAGATCTCAGACCACCCAGGCCCAACATACCCATTAAAATTGTTGATAATTGTGAAAAATCAAAACTAGGTGGATTAATGTCATATCCCGCAATCGCAAGAATATAAGAGATTAAAGGCTCCAGGATAAAGTGATAACCCAGGGCAAACGAACAGATCCACCCAACGGAAGGCCGCCATCCGCTAACAAATAAACTTGTATTTTTAGCTTCCTCTTTGTTTAATTCAATTTGCGCTAAATTAGCATTATGGAAGGCCATATTTAGTTCCTGGTCTAATTTTGCTTTAAGATCTTTGTCCTGGACAAATTTATCCAGAACTTTACCCGCTATACCCGTAACTGATTCAGCTAAACTCATTTGTTTAATTCCTCTATTGTTCCTTCTAATTTTTCTATCTGCTTTTCTAAATAATCTAACCGCATATTCTGGGCCGCATCATCAGGTAATGCTCCTAATGTTCCTCTAGGCCAATAAATACGAAATTCTGAATTTTGCTTAATTTCAATATTATTAATGGTAGCTTGATCTTCCAGTTTATCTAACCGATTGGTTAACTCAGCATAAAACCAAACCGCTACCACAATAGCTGCTACGATTTGAATAAGCCATTTAATATTTATATTGGCTTCAAGTGTATTATCTAAAGTTGGCATTTTTTTCTTCGTCATTAAATTAATGAGATAAAAAAGAAACTTCCCAATGTTACTACCAGGAAGGCTAATGCGAGTCTTATTTGAGTATTAAGTGTGGTTAATTGTTGTTCTATAGATTCCAGGCGGCGATAGTTTTCTCGCCACCTCTGAGCGCATTCTGCTTCATGGCTTTTCAATCTTGCGTCTACTTCCGCTATTTGCCCCATTAATTTCTAACAGATCTACCAATTCTTTTTGCTTAAGCCGAAAATGGTCTTGCTTCATATTAAATTCCATAACCACATTTGCTAGTTGTTGGACATTAGTTTGCAAATTTTGCATTTGTACGGCCACTCCGTATTGTTCGTCTGTTAACTCCGTTGATTTATATTTTTTTATTTCTTCCCCATTAGGAAGTTCTATTTCAAATTCTACTTTTTCCATTGGTTTTCTCTCCTTAAAATAACTTATGATAAATCGGGTATCACGTAATCTGGATCGGGGACAGGATTATTGGGGGGATTAGTAATTACACTATCGTACTGACTCGCAAATACTATGTCCCATTTTGCTATAGGACATAAAGCCGTTAACTCAGCTAAAGTCCACTCCCCTTCTGCCTTGGGGGTAAAATTAACTATCCCATCCTCAGATGTTGCGGGGACAGAAACAGAAAAATTCGATTCATAATAGGTCGGTGGATTTGCGCTTTTGTTTCCCTGATTATATTTCATATTAAGATCCCATTGTTGTACCTTACTGTTTAAATTGTAGGGTAAGGCTGTGGTTAATGTTTTAGTTACTGCCATTTATTCCCCCTTTTTTAATGCTTCAACTTCTGCCGAAAGTTCTTGAACTGCTTTGACTAACATGGGAACAAATTTCCCGTATTTAATTCCATACATCTTTTCATCGCTGCTTAAATGAAAAGTTAAATTAGTATTATCAGATAATTTATGACCATATTGTTCTTCTATGGCTTCTACATCCTGTGCTAAAAACCCACCTTCCAGTTGTTCTTCTTTGTGTGTTCCATCTGGGCTAACACTTTGATCCTCACTATATTTACTACGTTTATCCCAACGATAAGTAACTGGCTCCAGTTGATTAATAAATTCCAGTCCTAAATCCATTGGTTCTACATCAGTTTTATCACGTTTATCCGAAGCAACAGTCCAATCAACCTGAATATTGGCAGCAGTTATATTTTCATCGCCCAGGCATAATAAATTAGATGTTGTACCAAAACTACCGCCAGGTGATCCCGTTTTACCTGCCTGTATGCCAATAGCTATACAATTAGAAGCCGAAGAAATATCTCCACCCGCCTGAAAGCCCACACCAACATTACTGTTTCCTGTAGTCATTGCTGTTAAAGCTTCACTTCCTACCCCAACATTATTGCTACCAGAATAATTCGTCTTTAAAGCATTAGGCCCAATGGCAATATTGTGGTTGCCATCTAGTAAATCCTTATCCGCAGCATAACCGATAGCAACATTATAATAACCAGTAGTGCAGTCCTCTCCTGCTATATAGCCAGAAAAAACATTCCCATATCCTGTTGTTACTGCGCTACCTACTCCAAATCCAACAGCCGTGTTATAACTTGAAGTTGTTGCAGCCCCTAAAGCGCCATGACCCACTCCGACATTAGCTTCTCCAGTCGTTAAGGAATCGGCTGTCGATGCGCCAACCATAACGTTATTAGACGCAGTTGTTAAAGCCCCTAAAGAACCTAACCCAACTCCCACATTGTAATTTCCAGTTGTTAAGGCATCTAAAACTGCATTGCCAACTCCCACATTGTAATTTCCAGTTGTTAAAGCCCCTAATGCTGCCTGTCCTACGGCAACATTCTCAGTCCCCGTTGAACAAGCGTCTAAAGTTTGATAACCCAATGCAGTATTATAACTGCCAGTCGTTAATGAGTAGCCTGCCTGATAGCCCAAAGAAACATTCCCCGTAGCAGTTGTTAAGGAATATAAAGCATCCGTTCCGATTGCCGTGTTATTAGCTGCTGACGTTGCTGTTACCATAGCATGATAACCCACAGCTACATTATTACTCGCAGTAGTTACTGCTACAGCAGACGCATTTCCTAAAAATGTATTGTACTGTCCACTTGAAACTGCGTTCCCTGCTGCGTAACCTATTGCCGTGTTTTTAGAACCAGTAGCGTTCTGTAATGCTTCTGATCCAATAGCCACACTTTCTGTGCCTGTTGTAATGGTGTAAAGTGCTTTTCGACCCAAAGCT